AATATTATTTTTATTAAAGGTCCAGTTATTTTTATCTCTAGAATCTTTACTTAGAAATTCTATAAAAATATATGGAAACGATTGAACTTGTAGTTGACCGTTTTGTGGGTTAGGAGTAACATGAATAATTACTGGGTTACTCAAGGTAAGAGTATCTTTTCCATCTTCAACTAGTTCTCCTACTACTGTACGACCAATATGATCGATAATTGTTTTAATTTTACTCATATGTATATATTAGTTTTTAGTTATTGTTTTTCAAGCTTTTTTTGACGATTTAGTGTTCATAGAATTATTAACTTCCTCTCGCCAAGTTAAGAGAGCTTGTCTCATAGATTCTATACCTGCATGATTATTCGAACCGGTGCCATTATCATGACCAAGCATGATATCGGAAACGATCTTGAGAACATCATTAATACCCCTTGACTTACCGCGCCAATAAGCAGGGTGAGCGTTAGGCGTTTCATCCAATAGCGGTTTATCTAAATATTCCATATATATAATATATGATATTTCTTTTAAAGATCAACTTACAAACCAAATAAATCCAACAGTTCCGTTTGTACATTTTCTGTAGGTTTTCTAACCTGCCAGCTAACAGAATCATAAAAGCGTTTTATTGCTTGAAAGAGAATTTTATCGAACATCTTTTCATAGTCTATTTTAAAAGTATCTTTAAATTCTTGCGGATATTCATATTTAAATCCAACACTCTCAATACCAAACTTGTTTGGCTGCTGAACATAAAGATACCTAATCTTGTCACCGGAGGTTATTGTCTCAAATTTATTTGATTTAAATACATTTGATAGTATGTGATTGTGGTAATATGCTGACTTCACATGTATTGGCATTCCTTTAGGAATGGTGAAGTCTCTACACTTAGATGCATATTTGTCATAACCCTTTACACCCATAACAAATGCTATCTCCTCCGGAGCTAAGCCTTTAAATATTTCATATGTCTCTGTTAATAAGTCGTTAGTGGCTTTTAGAGATTGTGTACTAAGCATAGTCTCAATAATCTTCTTCGCGTAGGGTTTAATAGCATTTGGCATAGTTGTACGTACTACCTCTACGCCAGTGTACTTGTACTTGTTTGTCTTTATACCTTCATCATCTAATATATGCATCACATAGCGCTTCTTTTGTAAGAATACACCAACGTCTGCGATACACTCTCTCTTAAATACAAATCTACTATCTTTGGTTCTTAGATCGCGTTTTGCCCATTTTGTAATATTATCGTTTAGATATGTTTCAATCTCTGCTACTTCAGCATAAAACTCTGGCGTAATTTCTTCATGTTGTTTTACCGGTACTTTATCTTTAATACAAGCTAAAGAGAAGTATAGGGAATCAGTATCAGAGTAAACCCAGCTATCATCTAAGATATTTTTATCGGTAATGTTATATTTAAATGTAAGATATTCTTGTAGTAGTTTACCTGCTTGTTTAATTACAGCCTGTCCTGTGAGAGTTACAGATGATGCAATATCATCATCTCCGATAGGAGCCTGCTTGTTACCCATATAACCGTAACAGGAGTTGATTAGAATCTTTATAACCATTTGTTTGGTATTCAGTCTCTCATACTCAAAATACATCTCCTTATATTCTTTAGTACCCTTTTTAAGAGTTTGAAGTTTTGTCTTAACTTCGTAAAGATCTTTTTTAATTACCACCCGCTGTTTATAATAGTAGTCTAGAAACTCAGGTATGATGCCTTGCTTCTTTTGAGTAAAAAGAAACCCTGCTTTGGTTAGCGCTAATTCTTCTTGTTTAACAAACTGTGCAAACTTCTCCTTGGTTAATTGAAACTGTTTGCCAGATACATGTTGTATAACTACTTCACTATCAGATGTCTTTTCTACTCTACCTATTTTTGTTTCGGGAGATAAATTTAACGATATCATTACATTCGGATATAGCGAGTTAGCATCAAACGATACTAAACTTTCTTTAAATCCATTTTTAGGCTCTGCAACATAGGCTCCTGGATTTTTACCTTCAGTATTAATTCTTACAAAAGTAGATAGAACTTCATTACGTGATCTAGCTCTAATAGTTAATGGACCGTTAATTACAGATATTGTACCCATAGCGCCTTCTAACGTAGTTAGACCTACATAAGAGAGCATTCTAAGTAATGATACATATTGTAGTTTTTCTTCGAGCTTAACTAACAAATTAACGTCTTGAATGTTATAATCTACAAACTTCTGCCAGTCAGTATCAGCGAGGGTAGCAAGATCAATATCACCGTAATCAATTTTATTTTCACCAAGCTCTAACTCGGCAATTGCATCTAATTTATACGACTCGCGAAGAGTTAAGCAGAATCTTCTATAGATATCCAGATAGTCAAGACAGGAGATACCATCAATATAATACCGCTTCTGCTCTCTACCAAACTTACCCTTAATCGAGCGATAGTATATATTTTTTAGCGGTGATAGTCTATTAACGTACTCCGTACCTAGAATTTTTTCACACCTATTAACAATATAAGGTATATCGAAAAACTCTGAGTTCCACCCACTAAGTATATCCGGATAATCTTCCTCAATATATTCAATAAATTTTATAAACAACTGCCTTTCATTCTTACAATGAATATAATTGACATTAGAGGCATTGGTTGCGTAGGGGTTTAAACCAAAAGTATTGAACGTTTTAGTGAAGTTATCATAACAAGTTATAACATTCACGGTGTGATTTGGATTATCAATATCTGGAAATGAATCTACAGAGTAAGTTTCAATATCGATAAACATCGTTTTAAGCGGGTGTTTGGAGAACTCCGATGTTTCGTTCTCCTTCCAAAAACAATCTATAAGGTATTGCTGACTAGCAGGAAGATTCTCAAAGACTCTCTTTACACCTGAGTCGCTAATAAACTTATTTCTATCATATGCTGAGTTAAATACTCGTTTTTTAACCTTGGTGTTAAAGATAGATGTTTTATCTCCCCTAGGATCTTCTAGATATAAATAAGGATTAAAGCTAACATCGTATGAGACGCGTTTACCTTCAGCGTCCCAAGTAAACAGTCGTATTGATTGATTACGACCGTTATAAATTGCATTTCTATACATCGAGTATATTGTAAGTTAACTCGATAGTTTTTCAATCTATATTAATTCCACCGCTTTAAATATTTTCTTTCTGGAGAGCCATATGGAGTATTAAGGGCTTCGAGATGACATCCGATGTTTTCTTTTGACTCTAAAAATCTCTGTGCTCCAATATGCCTCAATAGCTCGGTGTTTCTATAATATTGAGCTTTATTTTTAAGTACAGACTCCAACTTATGTTCTAAATCATCACCTGTTTTGAATTTAAGAAACTCCGGAGCATTTTTATAGGTCTCCATATCTTGCACCATGCAAGGTAGACCTAAGACGCATGCTTCAATGAACTTAATATCTGATTTAGATCTATTAAAGCTATTATCAAGTAGAGGTGCAATCATAACTTGTGCGTTTAGATTATTAATAAAATCTGGATAATCAGCAAGACTTTGCCAATTGTGGAACTCAATTTGTTTGCTTTGAACATATGGTAAAAGTGGAGGCGGAAATGCACCTACAAACACCCACTGGTATTTATCTACGGTTTTCTTAACCAGCTCCAAGACATGCGAGAAATCGTCGATACCACCATTCTTATTATCTACATCGTAATGAGCTCCTGACCCCGTGTAGAGAATTCTTGGCTTCTTCTTGTTTTTATCGTAATTATTCCAGATACGATTTTTGTTATATTGATGACCCATCCAGGAATAAGGAACAAAATTTGGTATGACTGTTATTTCCTTTTTACCTGTTCTTTCTTGATAGAGCTTACGCATGTGATCGCATGTTACAGTAACTTCATCACAAAGATTAATAATTTCTACGCAATTATTTCTAATTTCGTCGTTATCAAACGCAAACTTAAATTTATTATAATCGGGAATGTCTTCACGAAATACAACATCGTCAACTTCATATATTAATTTAAATCCATGCTGCGATTGAATACTTTTGAGATACTTTATAAACTCTCTTTGATCGCTTGAAGCCTGTCTTTGAACCTTAATACACTTTACACCAGTATACCAACGTGGATCAAACACCATGGCGGTAAGAGAAGTAGAGCATCCGACTCCAGTGCTGTTGATTAAATTCTCCGGCCACAAGATTCGCCAGAACCCGCAGCCGGAATAATCAGCGAGATAGTTTACATACCTAGGTAGCGACAACTCACGCGGCTGTAGTTGATCAGCTTGTTGTTTTGGCGGTAGCGTATTAAACGACGGTGCAAAGGGTTGCGGAAAGGGACTAGCAAAAGGACTTGCAAACATATCTCTATATATAATTTAAAATTCTGAATAATCAACGCGTTTAGTAATACCATTCTCTTTTTCGAGATAAATGACATCACCTGTTACCGCTTTAACTGATTCCTTTCTATGTGATATTACAATAGAACATTCATTAAATATCTCGACCCGTTCACGTAAGATGTCTGTAATATGTTCGATACCTTTTTCATCAAATGATGAGTCGAATAATTCATCGTATATCGCAATATTGTAGCTAACACCGCCTTGCATCCTACGTATATCGGAAAAGGTAAACAGACAGGCTAAATCAATAGCTTTTCTCTCTGCTCCGGAAAAGTTAAAATATGAACATACTTTATTTTTTTCGTTGAGAATTTCCTCTTCAAAAAACTCGTTAAAAATGCACGTAAAGTTTGCATCAAGTTTTTTGAGATAATATTGTAATTTACCGTTTAATAGCTCTAAGAGACGATTTACAATATACGATTTTACACCTTCTTCCGAAACTATATATTTTACTATATCTAGATTGTTAATTGTTTTAGTAATATTTTGAGTAGACAGTCTTAGCTCATCTACCCTCAACTTACAATTATCAATCAATACATCTAGGTCAGAAGAAGAATCTTTTAAAGAATTTAGATCTTGTATTAATTCTGATTGCCAAGCTTCTAATTGTTTGATTCTGATTTCGATGTTTTCAATATTTTGTTGTTGTAGTGCGATACTAGCTAGTTCTTGTTTTTTGGATGAGATAGCTGTCTTAATTTTATCCTTAACACCCTTTATATCGTCTACTTTACAGGACGTAGCTTTAATTTGCTGAGCTAGAACCTCCATTTCTGCTTTAAGAGCATCTTTTTCTTTTGTAATTATATCTTTATCATGCTCTAAGATAGGTCTAAAACAAACAGGACAACTATCACTATCTGTACCTATCTTAACGTAGGTATCACGCTTATGTGTTATGGTTGTTTTTGTAGTAGCGTTTTCTTCTAAGTAAGAATGAATTTTGTTTTCACATTGTATTAGCTTATCTTCTAACGTTTTAATGTCATTAGTAAGTTTAGCAGCATCAGGCAAACTTATACCTGCTAATTTCTCGGTTAGATTATCTATCTCTTCTTTATTATTCGAAAATCTATTTTCATATAATTTTCTCTTTTCTTCCTTACGTTCAATAGACTTATCTTTTTGCTCAATATAACTTTTATAATTTTTATCTACCTCTTCTAGCTTACTATATTCTACATCATACTGTCTTTTAATCTCATTATATTCCGAACGAATATGAGCAATCATTTTTGAAAAAACCTCCATACCAAAAATATCTTCAATAAACTTTCGCTTATCAATTTTATTCTTTGCCATAAAGGGAATTGCGTTATTGACAGTCATAATAACACAATTTTGAAAAATAGCAGGTGAAGAGCTCAATACATCACAGATATATTTGGTAGTATTTGCCGTACTGTCGCGTGTTTTATCTACTCCATCTTTATAAACAAAAACCTTTGTTGGAGATAATGTACGTACTACTTTAAATGTATTGTTACCTCGAGGTGAACTTACGTCAAAGTCTAATTCGACATGAGTTTTGCCTCCTGTAATATTATTAATGATAAGATCTTTTTTAATCTCTCGAAGAGTTTCACCAAATATAGAAAAATAAATCGCATCTGCTACAGTTGATTTTCCAACTGCGTTTTTTCTTTCTGGTTTATCTTTATTGTTACCGGTTAGGATATGTAGTCCTTCCTTAAATTCTACCACTACAGGCTCTTCGCCTATAGATAAAAAGTTTTGAATAGCAATTCTTTTAAAGGTTACATTTTTCATACAATACACTTATTATAAAGATCTACAGTATAGTCTAGAACATCTTTTTTGTTTTGAATATCTAGTAAGTTTACAAACTCTTCTATTGCAGCAGGTATATCAATTCCTGATAGATCCTTTTCCGGCTTGTTAGAGCCTATTCTATTAAAATTCATATCATAATCCAACGTAAGATTAAGAGGTTTTAATTGAGTTAATTTACTAGTAAGAATATCTATATCTTCTTGTGT